ACCTGTATAAGTAGCCAGTATTATTCCACAGCGTTCGCGGATCGCCTACCCCTGATTTTCGATTTCTCGTGCCGCTAGTCGCAGGAGCCCCTCTAGCGCGGCCTTCACCGTTTGTCGGCGGACTTCATCGCGGTTACCGGGGAAGTGCTGAACCTCACTGGTGACCGTTTCGCCAACACCCCAGGCCAGCCACACAGTGCCCACCGGTTTGTTCGGTGAACCACCGTCCGGCCCGGCCACACCACTGACGGCTACGGCAAATCGCGCCAGACTTTTGTCCTGGGCACCACGCACCATCGCTTCAACCACCTCGCGACTGACCGCGCCCACCGTTTCGAACAACTCGGTTGGCACATTCAACTGCTGGGTTTTCTGTCGATTGGAATACGTGACGTAGCCCGCCTCGAACCACGCCGAACTGCCCGGGATCCGCGTGATGGCTTCGGCGATCCCGCCACCGGTACAGGACTCAGCGGTGGTGACGTGGGCATTGAGCAGTTGCAGACGTCGGCCAAGGTCGGCGGCCAGTTGAGTGATCTCTTTCACGGCGTGCTCCGGATCGTGTGGAATGCCTCCACCGTACACGAGCCGGTTGCGCTTTCAATACACAGACTCATTCAAAATGTTCGGGCGCGAGCGCTCTGACATACGCCTGACACGCCTGCAAGGCGATCAGTCCACGGTCGCCGGTGTCGGTGATGGCGATAATTCGTTGAGCATGCGCCGGGTCAAGTCGGGCGCGTACGGTTGCATGATCCACGTTGCCGGCGCCGGCGGTGGCTGGCACGTTGCAGCCTGGGGCAGCGTCGCTGGCGTCGAGAAGGACTGACAGGCGCACATCAGCAGTGGCAAGACGATCGCGCAGGCGATCCTGATCACGTTGGGCATCGCTCAGCGCTCGGTAATGGGTTTGTTCACTGGCCGCGAGCCGCTGCTCCAACGCCAGACGTTTATCCTGCTCGGCCTGCTGCGCTGCTGCGGCGGTCTGCGTCAGTTGATTGAGGGTTTCGGCGTTTAACCGGGCCTGCTCGGCCAATTGCCGTTCGTAGCGCCACCCCTGAAACTGCCAGGCCGCAGCAAAAGCACCAGCGGCCAGCAATAAGATGCCGATCACTCGCCAGGGGATTGGCATAGCACTGCCCTCGCCCGCGCCCAGATTTCCAGGCGATCCTGCAAGCCGTTCAACCCGCCGTTGATTCGCCGGGTGATGGTGTTGAACTGATCGCGATCGGCCAGTTCATTCAAGCCGTTCTGCTCCCAGAACCATGCCGCGGACTCGGCAGCCCATTGTGGCTGTTCGAGCAATTCGGGCAGGGACAACAGACGTTCATCACCGAACAGGCCAACGCTGCACTGGCGATAGTTGCTGCGACCAGTGATCTGGATCAGTCCGCGACCACGATACTTCTGCCCGTCGCCGTCAGCCTCCGGCGTGTTGCCCAGACGCAAGGCCAACGTACCCGTGTCGTATTTGCTCAGGTATTGGTTGTTGCCCAGTTCGCGCACATAGCGCAACTGCCCCGACTCATGGCCAACTTGCGCAAGGAACGCAGCAATACGTTTGGGCGAGTCGATATGGCGGCGAGCCATGGCACTGTTGAGCGCAGAAACAAAAACGCCCGCTTGGGAGCGGGCGTTGGGCATGATGTCGATAAGGTTGCTTTCAGTTATTTGCATAATGCTTGATCCTCCCTGGATATTGCCCCGATTGAATCATGGTTGGCGGCCAATGCCCGTCAGCCATTTTTTTGCCAGAGTTTTCAGCGTGCTGTCCGGTGCAAGTTCTTCGGGCACGTCGAACACCCAACCGAGGGTACCGAAGTGGGCGGTCCAGTCGATTTGCGGTACCGGAGTGATTTCAGTGATGTCGACCCAGAGCAGATCCGGATGAAACATCTCGGCCATATTGCCATCGGTGGAGAACAGCTCGACCACGGTGCTGTTGAAGATGCGTGCGTAGGTTTTCATCAGGCGTACTCGTAGATGATCACAACACCGGGGGCGCCTGCTGCACCCGGTCTGCCCGGCTGGTTGGTGGCGTTAGCAATCCCGCCCGCGCCTGAGCCATAACCTGAACCGGGCGCAGCCACACTCAATACGACACTGCTCGCATAACCACCACTGCCAAGAGGCGAGTTTGCGCCATGCCCGGCAAGTGTTGATCCGGTGAGGCACATCCCTGGGTTACCGGCCGCACCCGCCGAATTGATAATGTTGCCTCCAGTTGAGGCTTGGCTGGGAAAACCACCCACATACAAGCCGAATCCAGGAAGCGTGAGCGGGGAACTCCAGGGAGAACCTCCACCACCGGTGGCCGAAGCCAGTGAGCCAAGCGAACTTGTTCCACCACTTCCCCCGCCTACGCCAACAGCACCCGCCGCGCCGCCCGCCCCAACCGTAATGATCTGGCTCTGCCCGATCGCGGCAGATGATAACCAGGCTTGTGCGTAGCTACCGGAAGCGCCACCGCCTGTAAGGGAAACCTGGGTAGAGTTCGTCGCACCGATTCCCGAGCTGCCACCACCTCCGCCGACGATGGTGACCAATACGTTCTTCATTCCCACTGACGGCACATAGTTGCCGGATACGGTAAACGTCTTTACCCCCAACAACCGGCCGCTCGCAGCACTACCACCGCTCGCATACACCAGCACCCAACTGTCCAGCGCCGCGCTATACACCACCGAACACACACTGCTGCCGACAATCTCCGCTGGCCGCAACGCACTCAGCCCAAGGCTCAATAGCGGCCGGGGCATCAACCCGTTCGGTGCAAACGTACTCGCCCCGGTATTGGCATTACCGGCAGTAAAGCGCAGCGCCAATCCGTCCTTCAGTGCGGTGACGGCAGGCACATAATTGGCCATGTAGAGATTGGCCGCGCCGATGTCAGTGGCATGTTTGTCTTCACCTGCCTGACTGAGCTTTTTCATCGCTTGCAACAACTGGGTTGCATCGGCTTCGCTCGGCTCAAGGCCGGCGGATTTGACGACGTTCAACAATTCATCGGTAACGCTGTTGCCCCAGGTCGCAGGGATCAACGATCCGGGCAATCCCGCGACGACGTCTTCATTGACGAATTTGCCATTCACCAGCCCGACGCTGGGAACGCTTTTTGGATAGTCCACGTTAGTTCCTCAACTGCCTGTCCGAAGCAAGCCTTCCAGCCAGTCAGGCTCAACTGGTCGGGAAGGTAAACTCGGAAAGTCCGGATCATTCGGCCAATCGCGCAGTGCCTGCCGATACGCCAATAGTTGTTTGAATTCCTCGGAGCGCAAAGTCGTGCCCTCGCCCACTTCCAGTTCTTCGGCATCACGAAACACCAGCCACTGGGTGTTCTGCAGAACGTGGTTGCGCCATGCGCGCTCGTGGCTGGCAAGCGTTGCAGGAGAAATGACGGGGTCGATCAAAACGGGCTGACCACTGGCACTGGCGCTGATGACTTTGCCGCTTGCCTGCCCGGCGAACAGTTCGGCGTATTGCGCCTTGGTGATTTCTACTGCACCTTCAGGTAAGTCCGCGCCGGCTTCTTCGATATGATCGAATCCAAGCGTCTGAGCAAAAAAGTAAATAGCCATGGTTATCTCCCCCAAACCAATACTCGACCCGAAATTCCCGGCGACACTTTTACACCATTGCTATCAATGCTCCTGACCCGCGCAAAAGCCACCGTAGTAGTCGAATTTCCCAAATCGAACCCCCAAACGCTGGTATTCGCGGTAGACCAGCCGAACGGGTTACCTTCATTGGCGATACCCCCCAACACGACGTTAGGAAACCTGATAGGCAACGTTACCCTCATCTCACCGTTTGCATCCGAAGATCCCAACACCCACTGGACGATCAGGCCACTGGGGAGCTTTTGATAACCCGCCGTCTCGAATTGCGCAGCGTACGAGGAGGAATATTTGAGGCTGGCAGTGCCATAAACCACCCACACTCCAGACTCTCTGACAAAGTTCGCACTCTCACCATTGTTCAAAACGATCCACGCCAGATACGCCCCTTGCGGACTGATTTGCGTGCCGGTTTTACTGGCCACCGTGACGGGCGCACTGTTACGGCAATGCAGGCTGATCGTGACGCCGTTCGGCACCGCAGCGGCATCCGGCAGCGTAACGGTGTACGCCGCGTTGCCGCCCAGACCGATCGAGCAGCCGACATCTGCCTGAGTCAATTGGGTGGCGGTGGATATACTGCGAGTACTGGCATAACTGCCCAGCGCCCGTTGCACAAACTCGGACGTTGCTGCCGAGCGCCCAACATCAAACTGCGGCGCGGTCATGAACAATGCCGGGCTGCGCAACGCCGCCAACAACTGATTATTCGACACCTCGTTCGGCGTCATGCCCGCCGCCTGAATGACGTTGAGAATTTCTTGCGTGACGCTGTTGCCCCACGTCGCCGGGATCAGCGAACCGGGTTTTCCGGTAACCGGGTCCTCGTCGACAAACTGGCCATTGACCAGCCCGACACTGGGCACACTCTTGGGATAGTCCAAGGCTTATCTCCTTAATCTGAAAAATTTTTGGCGCGGGTCTCAGCCAATGGGTGCGGCTAACCACGCGGGGACCGAAGGCCGGGAAACTATCGAAGGAAACTGGCTTGAATCAGGCCAGTCGCGCAGTGCCTGACGGTATTCCAGCAACTCCAGATACTGCGCGGCCTTGAGCGTCGTCCCACGCCCCAGCGCCTGCTCGTCGCGATGCCGCGTCACCCACCACTCTGTGGCCGACAGGCTGGACTGACGCCAAGTGCGCGCTGCTGCCAAAGGTTCCTGTTCTTCGACGATGGCTTCGGTGGAAACGACCGGATTGTCGACTATCGGCAACGGCGCAATCTCTTGGCGCAGTTCGCCAACGGGCGCGCCGATCTCGATCTGCTTGCCCTCCGACACCTGCACCATCGTCTCGATGAAAGCGGGGGCAAACAGTTGGGTAATCGAGTAGCCGCCCGTATCGATCAGTTCGACCGCAACACCGTTTTCCACTCGTGCATAACGGGCCATTACTCGTACTCCCAGATTTCACAGAAGGCGTTGCCGCCAGCACCGCTGACGACTGAAGCCGAAGGGTTGACCGAGCATGAACCGCTGCCACCAGAGCCACGGCTTCCAGCATTGCCAACCGTATTAGAGCCGGTGAAAGAAGCCCCGCCGTCGAACGGACTCGCAGCCCCACAACCCGAGAGCAGTCCCCAATTGGCGTTACTCATCCCGAATCCTCCGGTGATGCCACGGGCGCTGCAAAGATTGCCCCCGGTGATCGTCCCGCCCACTCCGCCCTGAATGAATCCAGACGATGTAGCCGAAGTCACGATCGCAAGTTTTTGCCCACCACCTCCCCCCGAAACGCTCATGTAGGCGCCGAAAGAAGCGCCACCGCCCGCCATGCCTGTGGAGTTGCTGATTGCACCACCGGCGCCCAGCGAAACGGGTACGCCAGCGAGCATTTGTGCGGTGACGTCATACAGGCTTTCCGCGTAAGCACCGGAGCCACCACCGCCACCAAGAATTTGGTTACCTGCCGGCACAGGCTCACACCCGCCTCCCGAGCCACCCGCCCCCACCAACCTCACACGAATGCGTTTGGCCTTGGGATTGGGCTTGTAAACTGTGATCCCGACCGTCTCGATCTGCCGGACCGCCAGCAGTCGTCCCACCGCATCGATGATGCCGTAGCCACTCAAAGTCGTCGGGGTGTTTCTCAATTTGGTGAAATCGACCATGGCTCCGATGGCCGTCGCCAATTGGTCGGTTTTGGCTTCATCAGGCGTCACCCCGGCCGCCTTGATCGCGTTGAGAATTTCTTGCGTGACGCTGTTGCCCCACGCAGCGGGAATCAACGATCCCGGTGTTCCGGCGAGCGGGTTTTCATCGACAAAGCCGCCGTTGACCAGCCCCACGCCGGGGATACTTTTTGGATAGTCCACGTCAGAACCTTTCAGTTTTACAGGCAGGCGAATGCTGGAAGCACAAGGCCGCCGGGAAGTTTTTAGTAATGACTTGCGAGTTAAACGATGGGCGAAACCGAGTGTCTGGCAGGTGCGCTCGGCCATTCGATGATCAATGGGTAATCCGCTTGCAATTCAATTCGAGCCAGGTTGAGGGCGTAGCGTTTCCAAGCCTGCAGCGAAGCCAATTGATCACTGGTGGCTTCCCCCAGGTCATACGCGTATTGCAGTGGCGCGACGCGAATGACCACTTCCCGCAGGCGACTGTCGCGCTCGACATCCGCCTGCGCTGCCAGACCGGCACGCTCGGCTTCCAGGTTCAGCACCCAGTCATCGTCCTTCCAGAAATAATACGCATTGGGACGCGGCTTAAGCGTCAGGTCATCAGGCAGCGATCCCAGTTCGGTCCAGTAGACATAACTGCCATCGTCCTTGCGATAGACGAACCGGTTGCGCAAATCGACCAATTTCGAAGTCTGACCATTGCGCCAGACCCAGACATACCCTGGCTCGGCGGCTGGCAACTGTTCCGCCAGCTCGATCACATTGCCGGGAACCTGAACGCCAATGCCTGGAGTGATCGGCAACTCGATCGGCCCGGTCAATTCCTGGGTCGTTTCATTTACAACATAGTAGTAAGTCATTATTCACTTCCTTTTGCAGTTGAAAAATGCCGGAGAGCGGCGGCGTCAGATGAGTTTGATCCTGCCCGGATAGGCCATGTTGCGCGGACGGGTTTCGACACCGCCGGTGCTTTCGGTAAATCCGAGACTGATATTGGCCTGATTGAATAATGCGTCCGGTGCTGCGTTCTGAGCTGATACCAAAGGCACGCCCAGCAGGTCGCTTTTGAGTTCATGGCGATGCGAGCGGAACATGTCGACCTGCCAACTGCCGAGCGAGCGCCCTGCGTCGATGCCTCGACCCTCATCGCACACTCTGATGAACTCACCTCGACCCTCCGGCCCGCGAAAGGTCAACGTGCCATCTCCGCTGGTCCAGCCCCCCTCGGCCCCGACCCTAGCGGCTTCGGTGGTCAGTGCGCCGGACTGCTGCGCGTGATCCCACAACCATGGCCAGTCGCTGCGACTGAATACCGCGCCGTTAAGCGGCCCGTACCCTCCGGGATTGAGCAGTGCCGTTGTCTCGAAGACCGTCCGGCCCAACGGCGTGCCATCGAACCGTCCAATCGGCCACCAGTTGCCTGCGCCATCACTGCGCAAATGCCACCAGTCACCCGACCCCATCAGTACAAAAAATGGATACCCGGCTGCGGCAAGATGGGTATGAAATCTGATTTTATCGGTGCCCGACGCGCGCACTGCCAAGCGCGATGTGGAATTGTCGATCCGACGCAATATGACGTCGCGCACCCCCAAAGTGAGGTCTGCCGGCGGAAGGCTAATGGTGGTTGCACCACTGTTCGCATTGACGAGTACCAACCCGAGTTCATTTGCGCCCAACGCCTTGGAAGCTGACACACTGGTCACCGACGTAGCCATCGGGCTGGCCAATGCCAACAGCCCTTGCAAGGCTTTGAGCAACTGCCGGTTGTCACCCTCAGCCGGCGTCAGTCCTGCTCCAGTGACAACGTTGAGTATTTCCTCTGTGACTGCATTGCCCCACACCGCCGGAATCAACGATCCCGGCGTACCCGCCACTGGGTTTTCATCAACGAAGCGGCCATCAACCAAGCCGACGCTGGGGACGCTTTTTGGATAATCCATAGGTTATTCGTTCCTTTGAAATGACAAATGACCAGCGTCGACACGGCGTTTTCTGCGTGCCTGCGAGGGTCTGTTTTCTGAAAATAAAAAGCCCACATTGAAGTGGGCTTGGGTGACGCTGAACGGAGGCTTTTCGGCTTAGTTGGAAAGGCCGCTGGCCAGCTCGCGAATGGCGACCAAAGCTTCCTCACCCGCGCTGCGCGCCAGATCCATGTTGCCCTTGGCGGCCTGTGCGCGAATTTGCGCTTTGGCTTTCAGGCGCAGCGTACGCAGCGCCAGCAGATGGTCGGTCAGTTGATGGGCCTTGCTCAGAATCTGCTCGGCGGCCTGTTTAGCCGTGCGCCCTTTGACAACCCACGCGGCGACTGACAGCGGCACTTCCTTTTTCGGGTAACCGGCGTCCTGATAAGCCTGCGCGTCAGCGGCGGCCTGGGCGTACTCCAAGGCTTTGAGGGGGTCGCCGGCCAGCGCGGTGCGGATGTTGTCGGCGGTGGCGTCGACTTTGGTACACAGACGTTCAGTTTCCTGCTCGTTCAGCACAGCCTGCTTATCGCCGTTCACGACCCACTTCTCACCGTCCCAGTCATGGGCGGCAGAAGGTTGAGGAAGGCGCATTTCGCCGTCGAACTGATGAAGTTCCTGAATCACGATCATCGAATAAGCTCCCACGACAGTTGGACGTTCACGGCGTCTGCAAAGTTGATCGCAATCCCGACGCTGTAGTCGGTGACAGGGTGGCTCTTGATGCCCATGCTGAGTAACAGCTCATCACTGTCGGCGTTCGACTGACCAAGGTTGTGTTCTGCCTGATAGCACTGCCACAACGAGCGCAGATTGGCATGGTCGAAACTGGCGGCCAGCGTTGAAACCGTCACGTCGTTAACGATGTTGTTGGTAAACAACACACAAGGGGAAACCGTTGCCGGGTTCCAGCCCCCGGGGTTGTTGGAACTTCCCGCAATAATGGGCGAAAGGAAGCAATAGTTACCGCCCGCCCATCCCGTTGACGGAAAGGCGACCGACGTCACTGCCGTCGAGGACGGCGTTGGATTGCCGGCAACCAATCGGGCAGAACGTGCGTGCGGATCCAGCGGCAGGAAAATCGCGCCGGTCCCGTTGACGGTCTGGGTCCAGGTCAAGCGGGCACGGTTGTAAATCGTTCGCACCGTCGGCACCGAACCCGGTGCGCCGGTCACGACCCAGGCCAGACACATGTCCAGTGCCGTTGACTGGAACCCACCACCGGCGGCACCGTTTACCGTTCCTTTCAACGACTCGGGCGTCACGTCATGAATGTTGCCACGCTGCACGTAGAACGTCAGCGCACCACCGGAAACTTGCGCGCGCAGAAAGTAGTGGCTGCTGGGCAACAGATCCACGCTGCTCCAGGCCGATGTCACAAAAGTGCGCGAGCGGCCCAACTGGCCATTCACCACTTCCTGCCCCAGGCTGATAAACGTACCCGCCGCGATCGAAACCTTGCCACCGCTGGTAGCGGCAGCTGCCGGGCTGACCGTCAGCCGGCCATCGGCAGTGGCTACCGTTGGTAGCGGCAACGCCACCAGTGGCAACGCCAGATCCTGATTCCAGCCCTTGGCCGTCACCGATTGAATCGCCTGCAACAGCTGATCGTATTTCTTCTCGTCCGGCGTCAGCCCGGCCGCATTGATCACATTGAGAATTTCCTGCGTAACCCCATTCCCCCAGTCCGCCGGAATCAGCGATCCCGGGGTTCCGGTCATCGGGTTCTCATCGACAAACTTCCCGTTCACCAAGCCGGCGCTGGGAACACTGTTCGGATAATCCATGGCTCATGCCTCCCTAGTCATAATTGATGTGCACCTTGGTGTGCGCCGGAGCGCTGCGGTGGATCAGGCATTCCAGCGCCGAGCCCGGGTTGACGCCAAAACGCTCGCCCCAGTAGCTCGCGCCGTAACGCCGGCCGAGCAGCAAGCGGCCGCCGGTGTTGAGCGTCCACATGAACTGCGCTTCCCACGTGCCCCAATGCGCCGAGCCAAAACGCGAGCGGCCCATGCGTGGGGCTTCGAGTTCGGTGATGGTCGCGTTGGGGTAGCCCTGGCTTTTGGCGATGTCGAGGTAGTAACCGACAGCCTGGCTGCCGACCGCGAGCAAGCGCCGGCGTACGGCGAGGCGGCGGTCGTCGAACAGCGGCGTGGCGCCCAGGCACGGGTCGGGCAGGTTCATCACCCGCTCCCAGTCCGGCACCAGTTCGCTGACGCCGGCCGGGTCCATCTCGTTGAGCAGGTCAGCGGCGCGGGCATCGAGGCGGGCCAGTTCGACGGCGACGCCTTGCAGCACTTCTTCGAGTTCCGGCACACGCTCCGGGTCCCACGCCGGGCCACTGGGCAGCAAGGCGCGCAGTTGCGCCTGATATTGCGCGGCGGTTCTTATGCCCCCCATACGCAACCTCCGAAGGTGAGCAGTTCGCTTTGCCCGGCAGGCACGTCAGCGGCCGGCGCGGTCAGGGTGTGATCGTACTCACCACCGGCGCTGCTGATGGCTTCGCGGATATGGCTGATCAGCAGCGGCACACCCAGGTCGGCCTCGCGGTTGTGCAGGTCGCGCAACTGCGCTTCAACGGCGGCGCGCACAGCGGTGGTGTCCGGATTGACGCTCTTGAAGCGATACACCACCGGCACTTGAATCGGCCGCTGTACGTGCACTTCCGCAGTCACCGGACGCAGCGGTTCGATGTACGCCTGAACCTCCGCCAATTGCTCATCGTTGGGCACCGGTTGCGGGTCTTCATCACGCATGATGAACACCGTCACCGTGCCTGGCCCGAGCAGGCCACCACGACACCAGGCGCGCGTTACGCCCGGCACTTCCAGCGCCCAGGTCTCGTAATCACTGGCCGAGCCGCCATGGGGAATCACGCGGTAGGAACGAATCACCCGCGAGCGCAGCGATTCCAGACTTTCCCGTGCCACGCCGCCGCTGAGCCCCGGCGCCAGCACGACAAAACTGGTGCCGACCACCCCGGCAATCGGCTGCACCGGTGTCAACGCCAGACCGGCGTCGGCATTGCCGAGGCTGCCGGCATCCAGCGCGGCGATGGTAGTGGTGTTGCTGCCATTGACCGTGGTGCGCGCGGCGGTGACTTTGTAGGTGCGACCGTCGTTCGATTGCAGCAACGTGTCGACGTCCAGCACTGCACCGGCAGTGGCGGTAAAACTGACGCTGCCGCTGGCGACTTGCGCGGGTTTGCGCGGTTGATTCAGACGCAGTGCGGCGATGCGCTCCAGGGTCGATTCATCGGCCTTGTCCGGCAGGATCTGCTCGGCAATCCAGTCGAGATAACCGTACAGACCATAAGCCGCGCCACCGAGGGTACGGGCCAGCACTTGCGCATCGGACTGGCGCAGCGAATCGCCGGCCAGGTCGCTTTGGGTGCGCTTGATCAGCACCGGCAGCGAAGGGGTTTCAAACGGCATAGATC